TACGTTTAAGTGTAGGTATGTTCCACTTCCATTGTGACTGTATGTCATTGGCTTTTAGTAATGTATCAATACTTGTATCATCCCACTCTATCTTAAGGTTAGGCATGAAGTCATCTTGATAATCAATCAATAGATTACGTAAAGGCTCTAAGCTTTCCTTTGTTCCGTTAACGTAATCAAAACCCAGGTTAGCAATCTCTTCACCTACTACTTGTTGGAATAACTTAGACAGTACATCCGTAGCTATCTCATTACTGAGAGGCTTCTCTCGTGCTATCTTTCTAAATAACTCACGATACACTTGCTTGTTAGCAGTAGTCATACTCCTGTTGTTAGCCTCAAACAAAGCCTCTAACTCAGTAGGTGTAAGACTCTTCTCGTAAGTATCCATAGCGTAATCTAAGGTATGCTTTATCTTACGTGCATCCTTACTGAATATCTTATCAGGACAACGTATGCCCTTGTGATTATCGTAGAACTCTTTGTCCAACATAGTGTGGATCAATGCTAGTTCCATCATGTGTGTCTCCTCTCTCAATCGTAACTTGTATCTTTGTTATAAACTTTGTCTAACTCCTCATCAAATGCTTTGTCTGATGCATACCTCTTACATGCCTCTAACACTTCATCTACTGTCAAGTCAACGTATACTTTTCCTAATGGTACACGCTCATCTATTATTGCTGTCTTAGGCATAACTCTTCCTATACTTTTGAGGGAAGCCTTCTTTGTTCCATCCTTTACTAACTTGTTCTGCTGCCCATGAGTAGTTCACATTCCAGTGTCTCGCTGCATCAGCTATACTCTTAAAGTCTTTGCCATGTAAACGACAGGATCTACCTCTCTGCTGCTGTGTCGGCTCTACCTTGATACGGATATGGCATGGTACATTCTTTGGTTGCATTACTTGTCTCCTATATTCTTGGGTGCATATACTGCACCATTGTACTGACTACCTGTTTTGTTATCTGCTCCAAAGTTAAAGTACGCTAGTACTAATAACATTGCCATTATCCAGTAGAAGGTAACCTTCACCCACTTGATAAACGCTTCATATGTTATCTTTGCTTCTAGCTCTGCTTCTTCTCTTGGTGTCATTAGTTTGTCTCCTTGTGTTTCTTAATATATTTAACAGCTTCTTCTAGTCGTTCAAGGCTGTCGTTGAATGATCCTAAACCAGTGTTGCAATGATGACACAACCACCCTCTAAATGTGTTGGTGTCGTGGCAATGATCTAGTACCCATGACTTTAACTTCTTTTGTTTCTTCCTCCCTAGTATTGTTATATCTCTGTTACATATAGGACAGCAGTAGTCTTTATCAGGATAAGCATTCTGACTCTTAAGTGTTTTGATTACTGCTGAGTGTCCTTTGATACAAGACTTACATATTCTTTTATATTCAATAACTCCTGACGCATATATTATGCTAGTAAAATTAGCGTGTGGCTGAGTGATTCCACACTTGTTACATTCAAGCCCATCATTATATACTTGCTCCTCTTCATCAAAATCAAATAACTTTAGCTGCTCTTCTTCATTCATAGGATCTCCTCTAGCTTGGCTATGTCAGCCTCTACTTTATACTTGATGTCATCGTAAAGTCTTAACGCTATAGTTTCTAACCCTGTGTATGCTTCTATCTCCCTCTTGTATTGCAAGGTTTTATGTGCAGCATCAGGGTCTAACGCTACAATAACCTTGTAGAAATTATCTAAGTGTTGCATATTAGACACACTAAATGATGTACCAAGTATAGCCAAGCCTGTTAATCCAGGGAATAGTTTAGCTGCTACAGTCGCACTGATAACATCTTCTACTATCATTACGACACCACTAGGTTTACCTACGACACGAGTGAATACAGTAGGTGTCCTATCGTAACGCCTCCACTTAACTTGCCCTGCGTAAGATGTACATCTACCTATAGCTCCTACTAATTTACCTCTGTCATAGATAGGAAACACTACACGCCCATCCATTACATCGTACATCAAGTCCTCACCATACAAGCCCCACCTACCTATAAACCTTTCGTGATGCTTGTGTTCTGCAGTAGGCTTAACTATATACTCAGGCCAAGTGAATGTCTCGTGCTCTGACTCAGGTTCATCTTGAGGGTTTAACCTACGCTGTATTTCATAAGCTGTCATACCTGATGACACTACACCTTTGGTGTTACAGTCAAGCTTGTAACAGTTGTAGAGCAGCGCACTACCATCTCGTATAGCAGTGAATGTGTTCTTGCCTTTGCACTTAGGGCAGTCACCTCTGTGTTTGTATTCTTCTTTTAAATCAAGCGACTCTAGGTAGTTCTTAATGTTTACATTCATGTCTTATTCCTCTTAGCTAACGCATTACTTGCACCACTAAATGTGTTGACCAGGTAAGGCTTGACTGACTCAGGATTCCTGTGACCACTGACTTGCATGATCTGAGCTAGATCAGCATCACCTTCTACCATCTCAGTGATAGCAGTCCTCCTTAGATCCATAGCAGTTATCTCTTTGGGTAGCCCTGCTTCTTGTTTGACTTCGTTGATAGCTGTATCAATGTGATCAATTGGGTAAGGTACATATGCACCTGCCACTGGCTTAGTCTTGGGTGCTACATAATCTTGAAACCCAAAGTCCTGACTCTGTTGTTTGAGCATAGTAAGTAGGTCACTAGGTATAGGTAGGTGTACATCAGCACCACGTTTACTTTGTGTTAAATCAACACGCTTCGCATCAAAGTTAATGTGATTCCAGGTTAGCATACGCATGTCACCTACACGCTGCGCCCACTCGTAAGACATATGTACAATCAACCCAATGCTACGCCACTTGAAGTTACCATATGCTGTATCCAGAAACAGTACTACTTGTTCACGAGTCCACGTAACCTTACGAGGTGTGGTACTTTGTGTCTTGATCAAACGCACTGGATCGTTGTCCATTATATCTAACCTCATGCAATACTTCCATGCAGTTGAGAGTACAGCCTTACGATAATTAGCTGTTCGTATTCCTGCTTTCAGCCACTTAGAGTAAGCCAGGTTAGTGTGCCTAGCCTTGATGCTACGCACTGTGTAGTTGCCTAACAGTCTACCCTCTACGTTAGTCTTCAGTACAGCAGATAAATGTATATCGTAGTCTCGCTGTGACTTAGCACTGAGCCTAAGAAAGTTATCACTGTTAAGGTAGTACTCAACAATAGCTGATAACTTAGATGTATGTTTAGGTATGTCTACCATTTTCTCCTCACTTTCCAATAGACCCAACACTCTACACAATGACCTTTGCCTATAAGCATGTCAATGAAATAAACTATGTTAGGCTTCCCCTCTTTCTGCCACTGGTGATTCCTTGCGCTGAACGTCTGATTGTTTTGGCCTCCTAGTATCACGTTTATCAGGACGCTTAGAGCCGTTAGTATCCTCTTTATATAAACCCCCAAGCCTATCACTAATGTCATCGTGGGGGTCATCCTTCTCATGTACTTCATCATCGTTTATCATACCACACCTATGTGTACCAAGAATATATAGATGAAAGGCCACAGTATAAACAAAGACCAAAGATAACTAAAAAGTGGGTTCATTATTCTCATCCAATACATCTCTCCTAAAATAATTTGTATTACTTCTCCAGGGTAAATCTATATTGTTTACCCCGTCATCTGCATGGGAGACAGGTAGTAAACCCATCTGCTCCATATGTTGTAGCATACTAACTGGCAATTGTGGTACTTCCATATTTGGAAGACTGTCTGTACGTTTGTTTATCTGCATCTGTCTCTCCATAACATTCCTTAATGTATACAAAATCATTCTTACTATACATCTCTTTAAGTTTCAATATATCTTTACGGCTGTCGCTTGAATGATAAGCAAACATCTTTTTGTTACTCTTACTGTATATGTCTAGTGCGTAATACATGGTTACTCCTAAATACTTATGTACTGGTGGGTATTCATAACATAACTAATGCCTACCTCATAATCAGGATGACTACCATACAACTCTGTTAAGGCTTCTACTGTAACTCTTACATTGCAGTGAAACTTTCCTGACTCATCATGTATATCATCGTAGTCATTGTTCACAGGCAGTACGGCTATTACTTCTTTCCATTCTTTGTACTTCCTATCATCCGAATCTGCATCAGGGTTTAGACACTTAGTGTGTCTTGTGTATACATATATCACTGCGTCATTGTGATCCCAGGTTTTGATCTTAAATGTTTTATTGTCTATCATTTACTTCCTCCTGTTCTTTACAAAGTTCTCTACTATTCTTTTGTTTCTGCATATGACAAGTACATATCCATCCTTGTCATACGCTACCCATTTCTTCTTGCGCTGCATGATAACTACTCTACTTGTAGCTCTAGACATGCTAGTGTCTCACTCTTGTTTGATACTAACACAGCAGCCTGGCTCATAGCTGCAACGCATTCTTCTTTACTATCAAATGTATCAACGTGAAAGTATTTCACTGTCTGTGATGTGATTAGTAACTGCATCCATACTAATGCCCAAACCATTACGCTGCATCCTCTACTAATACATAACGTGTGTAGCGTTGGCCTGTCACTGGGTGTGCGTTCTTTACACCATCAATGCGGTAGCCTCGTTTACGTAGCTCACTGATACGCTTAGGGAATGACTGTATACTGTAGTCAAGCAATGCCTCACGCAATGTCATACCTTTGGTTGCACGTAGGTGGTTAAGTATTTTGTTTTGTTGTGAAATTTTAGCCATTGTTTATGTCTCCTTCTCATTAAATTTGGCTTCTCTTATGCCTAGCATAATGTCTTCGCATATGTCCATCAATGTTCTGGTGGACTCAGGTGGTAAACTTAGTGTCTCACCTGTGGCATCTTGTGTTAGTACTAGTCTGCCATTGTCATACAATGAAGCTTCCCATCCGTACCCTAAACTTTCTTTAACTGTTACCTTGGTGTACCCATCATCTGATAGTTCTACACCTTGTGATGTTTTGTAGTTCATTCTTCTATCTCCTCTACACTTATTGTATAATAATAATTACCAAACATATCTAAGATCATTTCTTTATCTTTTGCTCTCATGTGTAAGCTTATATGTCCATCATCATCTCTGTTCTTTTTTATTTTAACTAAGAAATACTTTCTCCTCATTGCTGTGTCTCCTTCTGTTTATCTGCAATGTCTTGTACTCTATCCATGTATACAGCTAATGCCACAGTCATATCATCTATGGAAGCCTTTTGTGCACACTCTCTAATAGTTTCCCATGCGTGTGCTTTTTGTGTCACACGTCCAGGTTTAGGCTTGTCTTGTATTACTTCCTTAGCTGCATCATCAATTGCACCAGTGAATGTGTTAAGCCACTTGAGTAGGTTAGGCTTGTCTGTAGGTACATCAACCATAGATGCACTGATCTTCTTAGC